ATGAACCACGCCGCACCCGCGGCGCGGGGCGATGAGCCCGCGCGCGCGCCGAACGCCATGACCACGCTACAGCTGGAACGCCTGCTCACCCAAGAAATCGAGGATGCGCTGGCTTACATCCACACGTCCGATCAGGTGGCGACCCAGCGGGAGCGCAATTACGACTACTACCGCGGCCTCATGGACGACGTGCCGGCCGCCAAGGGCCGCTCGCGCGTCACCGACCGCACCGTCGCCACCTACATCAACATGATGCTGCCGAGCCTGCTGCGTGTGTTCACCGCCGGCAAGGTCATCGCGGAGTACGAGCCCACCGGCCCGGAGGACGAGGCCGTCGCCAAGCTGGTCACGCGTTATGTGAACGATGTGGTGTTCCGTAAGGACAATCGCGGCGAGATCATCCTTTATCAATGGGCCTTCGACGCCTTGGTGCAGAAGGTGGGCGTACTGAAAGCCTGGTGGCAAGCCGGTCATACATCGCGCGAGGATGTATTCACAGGCTTATCGGCGGAGGAATTCGCTCTGGTGGTGCAGACCGCTGAGGCGCGCGGCGACGAAGTCAGTGCGCATACCGTGCATGCGGCGTCGGCGACCCATGACGTGACGATCAAGCGCAGCATCGACACATCGAAGGTGCGCATTGAGAACGTGCCGCCCGAGGAGTTCGTCATCAACCGCGACGCCCGCAGTCTGGAGGACGCCACGTTCGTCTCTCACCGCACCACGCGCGCGGCGGGAGAACTGATCGCGGCCGGTCATCCGGCTTCGGTGATCGAGGATCTGCCCGCATCCTCCGAGCCGCGGTTGGCGCGTGGTGCCGACGGAGAGCGGTGGTTTGCGTCGAGCCCGCATCGCAGCGCCGACCCGATGATGCGCCAAATCGCTGTCCATGAGGGCATCGTGCGGTGTGACTACGATGGCGAGGGAGTGCGCGACTGGTTCTTCCTCGCCGCCGGGGGCGAAGGCAAGGTGCGCGTCTTGACCATCGAGCCTTATGACTATCAGGTCGTGTTCGCCGATTTCTGCCCCAACCCTCTGCCGCATCTGTTCTGGGGCCGTTGCCCCGCGGATGATCTGGCCGAACTCCAGAAGGTCAACACGGTGCTGGTGCGCCAGATGCTCGATAACTTGTATCTCTCCAACACGCCGCAGCGCGAGGTGGTGGCCGACCTGATCGTCAAACCCGACCAACTTATGAACATGGCACCCGGCGCGCCGATTTTGGTCAAAGGGCCCAACGCCATCCGCGAGATTTCAGTGCCCTTCACCGCCGAAGCGGCATTGAGCGCATTGCAGTATTTCGACGCCGCCGCCGAGGCCCGCACCGGCGTATCGAAACAGGGCGCGGGGCTGGAGCCAGGTGCGCTGGCCAACCAAAGCGCCACCGCCGCTCAACTGGCCTACGCTGCTTCGTTAGGAAAGGTTGAGATGATCGCGCGATTGTGGGCGCAGGGCGGCATGCGCAAGCTGTTTCGCGGCATTCTCAACATTCTCATCCGCTGCCAGGATGCGGCCCGCGTCATCATGCTTGACGGCCGCGCCCAGAGCATCGACCCGCGCGCGTGGGCGGCGTTTTCAGACATGGACGTGGTGGTGAACACCGGGCTGGGCACCGGCGCGCGCGAACGCGACATGGCGTTCCTCAACATGGTGTTGCAGGAGCAGAAAGAGATCATGCGCACCTTGGGGCTGAACAACCCCGTGGTGGGGTTAAAACAGTACGTCACCGCACTGCATAAGGCCGCGGAGGCCGCAGGTATCGCCAACCCGCAGATGTTTTTCCGCGACCCGGGCGATTGGACGCCGCAAGCCCCGCCGCCGATCCTGCCGCCACGCACGCCTCAAGCTATGCAGGTGGTGCGATGAGCGCCGCCGATATCGAACGCGCCGCGCGCGCCAAGGAGTTGACCGGCCATCCGCTTTTGGCTGAATCCTTCGCCTTGCTGCGGGATCACTATATTTCGGGCATCCGCGGCTGCGAGGCCAAGGACGACCTGGGCCGCTATCGCTATACCGTCGCGCTCAACGCCGTCGATACCGTCGAGCGCCATCTCAAGATGATGGTGGAGACCGGGGCCTTAGACGCTGCGCAAGCCCGTGAGCTTGACACCCCGCGCCGGTGGGTGCCGAGGTTTTAAGCTCCGTGTATTCCAACGCGGCATGGATAAATTGAGTCTCAAGCATAATTCCGCTTGCGCGGCATAATGTTTCGCTCCATCTACTTCCCCGCCACCACTGCGTCCGCAGTTCAGTGAGCACCCCGTCATTGTTCTTGTTCGCCGCGCCGTCCTATGGACCGCGCGGTTTTGTGTTTTTGCACACCTCAAAGGAACCCATCATGTCCGACATCGTCACGCCCGCCGCCGCACCAAGCGGTGACGGAAACGCTCTGTCCTTGCCCGAAGCCGTGCAACTCATGGCCGAACGCCGCGCCGCCCATGAGACCGCGCAAAGCACAGATGGTTCGCCGCCCGATCCGGGTGTCGCACTCACGCCTGAGGCCGAAGCGGTGGACCCGGCCGCCACCAGCATCATCGTCGACGGCGTGGCATTGACGGCCGAAGAGGTGCGCCGTGGCTACATGCGTCAGGCCGACTACAGCCGTAAGACGCAAGGCCTGGCGGCGTCGGCCAAGGCGCTGGAAGCCGAGCGCAACGCAAAGCTGGCGCGCCTTGATGATCTGATCGGCGCGCTCGAGTCTCAGCACACGCAGGAGCCCGATTGGGCCGATATGGCCCGGCGCGATCCGTTGGGTTGGGTCGGTAAGAAAGTGCAGTGGGACAACCAGCGCACGGCCGTGGAAAGTGCTGCCCGCGTCGCTGGCGCCTTGCGCGCCGAAACCCTGGCCGCCGAGAAGCGTGCCATGATCGCCGACCTCGCCGCCGCAGACTATCCCGAATGGCAAGATCCGCGCGCCGCCGCGTCGGGCCTGCGCGAGCTTGCGCACTACGCTGCCGCGCAAGGCTTCACCGCCGATGAATTCAACGACATCGCCCAGGCGCGTTATCTGCGCACGCTCGATAAGGCCCGCAGATGGGACGCCCTTCAACAAGCCAAACCACTCATCGCCAAGCGACTCAGCGTCAAGCCGCAGGTGCAGCGCCCCGGCGCCAAGCACTCTGTTCCGGCCCATCAACGCGGACTCAGCGCGGCATGGGAGACGTTCCTGAAAAACCCGACCGTCGAGAACGGCGCGGCCTATCAGCGCATCAAGCGCGAAGCCACCGCCGCACGCCGGTCGTTCGATCACGCCTGATACTCACTCACCCCAACGCACAGGAGGGCCGTCATGGCCATCTACACCAACGCTCAGAACACCTATTCCCAGATCGGCATCAAGGAAGACTTGGCCGAGATGGTCTACCGTATCGACCCGGAGGAAACCCCGTTCCAGTCCAACATCGCCACAAAGGGCCGGGCCAAGAACACCCTGGTGGAATGGCAGACCCAGGCCTTGGCACCGCCCGCCGCCAACTACCAGATCGAAGGCGACGTCACCAACGCGGGCACCGCTACGGCGCGCGCCCGGCTGAACAACCGCTGCGCCATCTCCAAGAAGGTCTATGCCGTCACCGGAACTTCTCAGTACGTCGAGGTGGCGGGCGTGGACAGCGAGTTGGACGAACAAAGACTGTTAAAGGGCGTGGAACTGAAGCGCGACATGGAAGTCACGCTGCTGGCCAACACCGCCTATGACGCCGGTTCCACGGGCACCGCGCGCAAGTGCGCGGGCCTACCGGCCTACGTGACCAACGCCGACACGACGTCCATGGGCAGCTTCACCGTCAGCAGCGGTACGGGCTCGACGGCCTGGAACCTGGCCGGCGCGACGGTGCGGCCGATGAGCCTGACCATCCTCAACGCGGCGATGAAGACTGCTTATGTGTCGGGCGGCAAGCCCAAGATGCTGATGGTCTCGCCCGACCAGAAGGTCAACTTCTCGCAGCTGGCCTTGGCCTCGAACCTCTCGGGTGGCGTGCAGATCCGCTACAACTTGAACCAGGTGCGCCCCGCTGCGTTGATCGGCGCGGTCGAAACCTGGCAGTCAGACTTCGGCGCGCTCGATGTGATCGTGAACGTACAACAGGCCAGTGACGCCGCCTTCCTGAACAAGACGGCGTTCCTGATTGATCCTCGGTTTGTTGACGTGGCGTTTCTGCGCCCGTTCCAGGTCGAAAGCCTGGCTAAGACCGGCGACGCCGAGGCCGAGCACGTGATCGCCGAATACACGCTGCGTGTCGGCGCGCCCAAGGCTCACGCCGTATTGCCGATGCTGGCCTAGCCGATCGGCGCTCCATTAGCCTTGTCCCTCTCCCGCACGCGGGAGAGGGCAGGGTGAGGGGTTCTCTCTTTCATCAAAGGAATCACGTGATGCCCGCCACGCAACGCACCAGCTATTCATTCAAAGACGGTCTGACCATGATGGCGGCCAAGGCCGTCGGTATCGACCCGTACATGGCCGCCGAAGCCGGCGAGAACGCCCGCGCGGCACTGAACGCTATCCGTAATGCGCAGAAAACCAAGCACGCCAACGACCGCGCCGGCTATGTGCGCGAGGCCCAGGCCGAGCTGCGCGCCATCAGCCCCCAGCAGCATCCGCAGCTGGTCAATGCGCTGAACGCCAAGCTGCTCGCCCTTCAAGGCCGGGGCGGTGACACCGAGATCGCCCACCTGACGCCGGGCGAGGTGGTGCTGCCAAGCTCGATGCAGACCCCGCAACTGATGAGCCAGATCACGGAGCACGCCGCACGCCAAGGCATCGACCCCGCGCGGCTGTCGGTCGGCAGTCGTGCGAACAGCGTTAATCCCGAAACCGGGCAGAGGGAGTATGCGCTGCCGCCCGCTACGAATCCTATTCCCTCGATTTCTAACCCGGGTCTAGAACTGCCTGACATGAAAGATATTATTGCGCCATTTACGCACGGTTTGGACAAGACGCATTTTGAGCTGTGGTTCGAGAACGGGTACTGGAAACAACGGCCTCCAGGTCTAAGCGAGGACGCGGCTCTTGAGGACGCCTATAATTACTGGTTGGTGTTTAAGGATGTACTTCCAAGATATGGACTCCCGCGCAAGGAAGACTTCGAAAAGATTCCGCAGATAAATTTTGGCGGCGGTTCCTCACTGGAAGCTGACCCAGTAACCGGCGGTCCGACGCCAACCGACTGGAGCAACCGCCATGATCCATTCGGTGTTTTTCGTGGCTACAATAACAGTGGCATTCAAATCGGTCGAAACTACTTGCCATACGGTCAAGATCTTGGGTTTGAGGCCAGAGTCCATGACTTAATGCGTGATGCAGGACTTAATCCAGGCAATGTGTCGCCACAGGAAGAGATAAACTTCAAGCTTTTGCTCAATGCTGGTGCTTTCGACTATGGTTCTCCTGCGTCACAGATCGGCCCAATCAAGCTCATGGAGAGGTTGGGCCAGGGTTGGACATATACAGTGATCGACGGCCGCAAGTCGCTGACGAGCCCTGACGGCCGCGAAACGATCAATCTGTAGCCACACTTTTATCGTGCTCGGCTGAGCGGCCCCTCGAGGTCGATTCCGGGAATTTCGTCAATCGTGATTCCGCGTCGCTTGGCCCAGGCTTGAATCAGCGGGCCACAGCTTAAAAGATTCAGGCGGCGCAACATACGCACTCTGCGGACGTCCTCGCTCTTCGTAACTTCGGCGTTGGCGCGCCGATACGCCGCTCGAGTTTCTGGACTCATGTAGATCGTGTAAGCTTGACGAATAAGATCAAGCGCCTGCTTTTCACTACGTTCGCCGCCGATGCCGAAGGCCGTGAACTTGGCGAGCGCAAGTATGGCGTCGGGATTGCCCATCTCTGCCGCTTTCCGAATGAAACTGCGCGCTTCTTCCTGACTGGCGGCAACCCCGCGCCGGTCAAGATAGCAGCCGGCATGAAGCAAGGCTTCACTCTCGCCGCTCTCGGCGGCTTTGCGAAACCACATGTTGATGGCGCTATTCTCGGCGATTGAACCCCCGGAGGCACTCTCAAGCCGTTCAGCATACACCAACTGCTGCTGCCATCCGACTGGCTCACCTGTGGATGTGCCCATCTCGGCCAAAGCCTGTTGCAGACCTTGAGTTGCCGGTGCCGCGCACGCGCCGAGCAACATTGCCAAGAGAAATCCGAGAACGCGTTGCCGTAGCTGCAAGCAATCCTCCATTACTTGATTTTATCATTCTACTATTTATGCCAACCCCCATCAAGGACCTCCCATGCCCGCGCGCAACCCCGCGCCGCGCTATCGCCTGCATGCGCGCGATACCGCGGCCAAGACCACGACCTATGTAAAGGACGATCAGCGCACGCTGATTCGCACCTATCTGATCTTCGAGGGCGACGGCACGATTCGCGTGCGCAAGACCCAGCGCGTGGACGCGGTGCTGGATCTCAACCAGGCCCAGGCCAACGCATTTGGCGGCTATCGGGGTAAATCCATGGTCTGCACCTCGCGCGTGCCGATGGTGGAGTGGGGCAAGTTGATGAACCGCTGCGGTCGTGAAAACGGGGAATACGACGACAAGAAGCTACGGCAAATCCTGAACGATTCCGATAACCGCGCCTTCAAAACCGTTCCCGGACAAGTGTGAGGAACCCATGGCCATCGACACCTACGACAAGCTGCAGGCCGCCGTGGCCGACACGGTGAATCGCGATGATCTGTCGGCCGACGTGACGGCCTTCAGCCCGGCGCAAGTCGACGGCGCCATCAAACGCGCCATTTCCTATGCCGAGAAGGCGATCCAGCGCGACCTGACGGCCAGGGGCGGGGTGAAGCAGATGGAAACCGTTAGTAACAGCCTGTCCACTACCCCGGGCGTCGAGACCCTGAGCCTGCCAGAGGGTTTTCTGGGCGCGCGCGTTCTGGCGGTGAACGCCGATCCGCTGCGGGTGCTGGAGTTTGTCGATCCCAATACGCTGTTCACGCAGTATCCCGCCGCTGCGACCGGCCGGCCCGAGAAGTACGCTATCGTCGGGGCGTCCACGGCCTATCTGAGGCCCATCCCCGATAAGGCCTATGCGCTGCGGCTGATCTACACGACGGCGATCCAGCCGTTGTCGGCCACGCAAGCTTACAACTGGCTGCTGCTGGCCGCGCCCGATCTTTATATCGCCGCGTGCATGTTGGAACTGTGCATCTATCTGGAGAACGACGACCGGTTGCAGTATTGGAAGGTGTACTACGACGAGCGCCTCAACGCCCTTCTGGGCGAGGACCGCAACACCCGCTGGGCCGCCGTGCCGGCCAAGCCCAGCGTGCAGGTGGCCATTGCCTAGCCTCGGCCCGGCGTATGATGCGCGCGCCGTGTCGCGCGCCATCGAAGAGGACATCTGGCCCTTCGTCTCGCGCACACCCTATGCCAAGGCCTCGCTGCCCGCCGCCGCCGCCCACGCCTTCCGCCTGATCCTTTTGTCTGACGGGACCGGGCACAAGCTGGTTGCGGCGTCCGACGGCGCGTCTTGGTACTACCTCGACGGCAGCGCGGTTTAAACGCGCAACGCGACAGCTACACTTTCTAAGAAGAAGCCGCCATGATGGCGGAGGTGACCCTGGAGCGAGAACAATGTTGGAGGAGCTACATTCGCAATGATGCCGCCCATTGATGTTAAGTGGCGCAGACGAATAGCAATCTTCAACGCCTTGGTGTTGGGGCAGGTGATGTTTTTCGTTCCCGGCATTTTACCTGCTCTCTTCGGGGATGAGAAAGCATACTGGGACTTATATGAGAAGGCCTGGCTCAAGCCTGACGTGATTGCGTGCCTGATTTATCTTGTTCTGTCTGAGATATACTTGAAATGGGAGAGCCGCCAGTTTCCCAAGGGCCTCAAGTGGCTCCCGACAGGAGCTTTGATCGGCGTTGTCGTGATCAACATTATTTTCGTCTTTATGTAATCGTTCGGCTGCGCCGTCCGATTTTTCACCCCCATCGGAGTTCTCAACCATGGTCGATACCGCCACGGCGCGTTTCGGCGCGCGCAAACAATCGCTCGGCTCCAACGTCAACACCTGGGGCGACACAAAACTCAACGAGGTGCTCGATCTGTTCGACCGCGGATCAAAAGGCTATCAGGCGATTGCGCTCACGGGCGACGCCACGCTGGCCTGGACGAATTACGCGGCCGCGAACCAGGGCCAGGTGCAGACGTTGAAATTGACCGGCGCGTTGTCCTCTCCTGCGACAGTCATCATACCAAGCCGGGAGTGGTCATGTACGGTCATCAATGCGGCCGGAAACACGGTAACGGTGCGCACCTCGGCGGGGAGCGGTGTGGCGATTCCGGCCGGATATCAGGCGCAGTTGTATTGCGACGGCGCGGGCGTGGCCAATGCCGCGCCCACGCTGGTCGGCGGGGCGGCGCAGATCAGCGGCGCGCTGTCCGTCAACGGCAAGGTCAGCGGAGTGAACGCGGCTGTTGAGGGCACCGACGCCGTCAACAAGACTCAGATGGACGCGGCTATCGGGGCGGTCACCACCTCTTCGACGCCGGGCACGCTGCGTGTCAGCGCCACGGACACCACCGCGAAATTTCTGGGTGCTGCGCTCAACGTATCGGGCAGCCTGACGAAGACGGTGCAAAACCCCGGCGCAAACGAGGCGGTGGAGCTCAGCGTCGACGACGCAGGCCAAGTTTTGGCGTCCCAAGTCTTTTCGTAATCCCGCAACGGCAAGCAAGGAGTCGTTTCATGTCATCGATCACCAAGCAGTTTCTCTCCGGCTCCAGCAGCGGCAAGGGCGTGAAAGTCTCCGCCACGGCCATCGCCGGCGGCGACACCGTGCATACGCCCGATGCCTCGGCCAAGGATGAGGTATGGCTCTACGCGCAGAACACCTCGGCGGCCGACATCAAGCTGACGATCGGTTGGGGCGGCACGACCGAACCCGACCATGTCATCGAGCATGTCATCAAGGCTGAGGACGGCCTGTACCTGGTAGCGCCCGGCCTGCCGATCACGGGAGCAGGCAACGTCATCAAAGCCGCGGCCGCAACGGCCGATGTCATCGTGCTTTATGGATACGTGAACCGCATCGCCTGAGCGTTTCACGGCTCGTTCGTATCTCCACCTTCCAACCTTCGACAGGAGTTTGATCATGACGGCACGGCTGACCGGCGCGGTGCGCCCCGATATACGTTCCATCGCGCCCGGCAACATCGACGTTTTCGGCGCGCAGACGATCTACACCACGGTGGGTGCCGGGCTTTGCCCGGCGACGACGCAGATCGGCAAGCTGCTGATCCAGAATACCGGCACGGCGCTGGTTTACGTGGGGCCGACGGCCTCGCTGACCACGGCCAACGGCATCATGCTCGAACCCGTGCCGGCCGGGGCGAACGCCGGCGGTTCGGTCGAGATCGAAACCTCCGCGTCCATGGCCGCCATCGTCGCCTCGGGCACGGGCGCGGTGCGCGTGCTCAGAACGAAGTATTAGGAGGAGTAAGAGAGATGATTGTTCAACCCACCCCAGTCAGCTTCCACACAGCAGACTCATTTTATGATGGGAATCTAAGCACTTTGACGACGATAGTTTCATCTGCGGCAAACGTAAGAGGAGTTCAAATCGTAAGTGGCTCTATTGGCGCATGGGACGACTCTGGCGGTGGTCTTAGAGTTTCTACGGGCTCAGTTTCAATTCCACCAATTAGAATTCAAGCTGGCGTAACTATTGACCTCCAGCCATTGGTTGCTATTGGTTCATACTCATATCCGTATGCATTTTTTTTAAGAGCAAATTCCCAGCGCCTGATCGGGCTCATAGGCACTGTTAATAGTACAGACATAGGCAGTAACTACCATGGCACAATATGCCGCCTTGTATTGGCTTATAAAATATTATAGTCAGCAAAGTTGTCATCGCCATGGGTAAGCTATTCTAAGGGATGTTGATTCAACCGTGAGCGACAAAAAAACCACACACGACATTCTTGCAAGCGCGCAGTACGCATTTCAAACAGGCAACTTTATTGAGGCTGCGCAATTAATTCAGGTTGTTATACGTGATAAAGGACCTTCTCCTTCTTACTTAGGTTTCTTAGGGCAGGCCCAAATTAGTGCAGGTAATTGTCTAGATGCTATCCCAAATTTGCATTCATCTATCGCAGGCTTGCCAACAAATTTTGATTTGATTGCGTCATTAACGTACGCCTATTACCAAACAAAAAATTGGATAGGCGTGTTGGATGCTTATCATAAAATCAACTTGAAAGTTATAAAGCCGCTACGCGCCATCAAGCTTATGCTGATGGCTGGTGTTGCTTTGCACAGTATAGGAAAGAGAAAAGAAAGCCGGTTACAGTTTGAGGGTTGTTTTAAGAGAATTGTTGATGATGGATTGTTGGGTGCAGATAAGATAACTCAAGAGACCTTAAATCTCGCAATATCATCAGCCATTGGCGCAGAAGATATTGCTAGAGTTAGATCACTTATGATCATCAAGCACCAAGATTTCTTTACTGAGGACAGTGAAATAAAGGTATCACCGCTTAAAGAGATCGATGCATGGTGCTATAAAGAAAATATAAGAATTATTGAGTACGATTCTGAAAGTCAGATTAAGCTCGATGCTCTACAGCCATCAAATCAGCTTGAGTATAAGGCGGATGCATTCTGGGCAGTGTCAATTCCTAACGTTGAAATCATCGTAGGATGGGACTTCGTTCTAACTTCAGATGGAGATGTCCTTCAGGGGGCTAATTATGCCCCTATCAGCACCCCGTATCCTTTTTTGCCTCACTACTATGTTGCTGAACTTGATGTTGTTGCGCACCCTTGGCTTTCTGATGTGGCGTATATTCATGATGATGTTCTGCTACTTAACTGCCCTGAGAGCTATCATTTTGGTCATTGGATCGTCGATTTTCTTCCACGCCTTATGGCCTGGGATCGCAAGCATAAACTAGTAATTCCAAGTTCACTGCCGAAAAAGCATCGCGAAACGTTGACGCGCTTCGGTGTGACAGCCGATGACCTTGTCGAGTGTGAACTGACGAAGCGGTATCGATTCCGTTCATTGAAGGTCGTTCAAAACGGCTTGTACTTGAATCCAAATCCGAAGCGCGTCCATTTCGTTTACAACGCGTTATGCGATAACCGCCTGCCGCTGTCGCCCAACACCAGCGGACGGAATATATTCTTGATGCGAGGCATCGGAACGCGTGGCGTCGCGAATCACGATGAGTTCGTGGTCTTACTTAAGGAGTACAATTTCGAGATTGTTGATGTGGCCCCTCTGAGCATTGACGAGCAAAATAAGCTTTTTTCCGGCGCGCGTACGGTCATGGGTGTTTTTGGCAGCGATTTATTGGCTGTCTATCACATGCGCCCAGAAACCAATGTGATCGAGTTGATTTGGGACGAGAAAGAAGACCCCGTTATCATCCGAACGTGTGCGATTCTGGGTATGCGTCACCGCTTTGTTCATTGCGATGTCGCTGAACAGGCGCAAAAGAAACGCCGCAAAATCGACCGCGATCTGATCGTCGATTGCGCGCGCCTGCGACAGGTTCTTGAAAGTATTTCCTCCTAACTTAAGCGCGCAATAGCGCGCTCATACTCATTCCCCCTCACTTCATGCTCAACAACAGGGCAGGCATTCCCATGGCCGTCACCAAGCTTGCGTTCGCGCCCGGCGTCTACAAGGACGACAGCCCGCTCGACGCCGAGGGCTATTTCGTCGACAGCGATAAAATCCGCTTCGTGCGCGGCAAGGCTCAAACGATCGGAGGCTACGAACGCGCCACGTCGGCGGCTCTGACCGGTCTGTGCCGCGGTATCTGGGCCTGGGCCGATACGGGGCGTAACCCCTTCGCCGCGTTCGGTACGCACCTGCGCCTTCAGGTGATGGATGCCGACGGCGATGTTTATGACATCACGCCGGTGATTGCGCGCGGAGAACTGACCAACGCCTTTGGCACAATCGCGGCCAGTTCCACCGTCAGCGTGGCCCACGCGGCACACGGCTTGACGGTCGGTCAAAAGGTGAAATTCAGCGCTGCGTCGGCCGTGGGCGGGCTGACGGTCGAAGGTGAGTATATGGTCGCGGGCGTCACCGACGCCGACACCTATACGATCACCCATGCGTCCGCAGCCGCATCGACCGCGGGGCCTGGCGGCGGCAAGGTGGATTATGAGCACTTTCTCAGCCCCGGGCAGACTGATGGCTTGGGCGGATTGGGTTACGGCACCGGCGGCTATGGCAGCGGGCCGTTCACCGGGGCCGCGGCCGGCCTGACGCTGTATCCGCGCACATGGAGCCTCGATAACTGGGGCCAGAATCTGCTGGCCAATCCGCGAGGAGGGGCGATTTACGAATGGGCGCCTAATCTCAACGCACCGGAGTTGCTGACCGACGGCAATTTCAGCGCCGCCTCGGGGTGGACGGCAGGAGCGGGCTGGAGTGTGGGTGCCGGCGTGGCGACGGCCAGCGTTTCAAGTTCCAGCCTTGAGCAGCCGTTTATTGCCTCGCGCGGCGCATGGCATGTGCTACGCTTCGATGTACCCACGGCCACCGCAGGCAGTGTGCGGCCCTATTGGGGCACGACGCCCATCGGCCAAGGCATCAACAGCGCCGGCACTCACAAGCGTGTGTTCTTCTGTGGTGCGGGCGGGGCGCAACAGTTGAAGTTCACGGGTGCGGGTTTTTCAGGCTCGCTCGACAATGCATCGTTGAAGGTGCTGGCCACCGCGCACCGTATCGACAACGCGCCCAGCCCGGTTACCTCGATCTTCGTCACGGCCGAGCGCATTCTGGTGGCGTGCGGCGCGCCCGACATCAACGCTAACTTCGATCCGCTACGTGTGGCGTGGTCGGATCAGGAGAACAATCAGCAATGGGCGGCCGACCCAAGCAATCTCGCAGGCTCCTGGACCCTCAGCCAAGGCACACGCATCGTGCGCGGCCTGGCCGGGCGCGGCGAGAACCTGATCTTCACCGACACGGCGGTGTATGCGATGCGCTACGTGCCCGATCCCAACGTGGTGTACCGCTTTGACTTGTTAGGTACCAACTGCGGGCTGATCGGCCCCAATGCGGCAGTTCAGGCCTCGGGCGTATTCTTCTGGCTGACGCCGGGCGGTGAGTTCTACCTCTACGATGGCGGCACGCCACGCCCGCTGCAAAGCACCGTGCGGCGCTACGCGGCGGACAATCTGTCGTGGGTGCAGCAGGACAAGGTTTATGCCGCCACTATCGCCGCCTGGGGCGAGGTGTGGTGGCTGTATCCTGATACGCGCGACGGCAACGAGTGCAGCCGCTACGTCAGCTACAGCGTGCTGGGCGACACCTGGGCCGTGGGCACCTTCGACCGCACCGCGCTGCACGACGCAGGCGTGTTCCAATTTCCGCTGGCCGTCGACGGCTTAGGCCGGGTGTGGTTCCATGAAAAAGACTTCACCGACGACGGCGGCCCTCGGTCCTGGTCGCTGACCTCGGCGTTCTTCGACATGGCCGACGGCGACAGACACGTGAACATTCTGGGCGCGTTCCCCGACGCGGAGGATCTGCAAGGCGGGTATCAAATCAGGCTGACCACGTCGCACAAGGACCAGCGGGGTGAATTCACGCGCCTGCATGGGCCGTTCAACGTCACGTCCGCCACGGGCCGCGTCGCGATGCGCGCCGTCGGCCAGCAGGCTCAGGTGAAGTGGTCCGGCAACGATGCACCGGCGTTCTTCCGCATGGGCGCGTTCCGTCTCGACATGAAGCCGTCGGGGCGCCGCCGGTGACGGTTCTGCCGGTACGGCACAATATCGCGGCGGAATGGCTGCGGTGCCGCGCGTGGATTTTACCCGCGTTGGAAGATTGCCGAGGGGCTTACACCGAGGACGATATTCTCAGCGGCCTGTTGTCGCGCCATTACCTGCTGTTCGCCGGGCACCGCGCCGCCGCTGTGACGTACGTGGAGGAATTTCCGGCGCTGAAGGTGTTTCACATGTTCCTGGCCGGCGGCGAACTTGGTGAACTGCGCGCCATGGAGGCCGATGTGGCCGCTCACGCCAAGCAGGCGGGCATCACGCGCATGGAAATCTCGGGCCGGCGCGGCTGGCTGCGCGCCCTGCCGGGCTACAGCGAGCTGTGCACGACGATGATCAAGGATTTGTAGCGGATTTGAGCGATTTCAACACCATGTTCGGCAGCGTTGAATCGTCCCAGTCCGCGCGCGCGACGCCCAAGCGCACGATCACTAGCTCTTCCGATCGGCTGATGTAGACGCGCTGGCCGCCGACGCCGTCGAAGAACGCCATGTCATCGGTGCCCCACGGCTCGCGCGCGGGCGAGCCCAGGCCGGGGCGCGCCGGATTATAATAGCGCATGGGCAGATGCGGCCGTGCCAGCCACACCTGAAAGCCGTAGTTGGCGTACAGCGTCGAGGGTGTGAGCATGGCGTCGATGTAGTCGGCGGGAATGACTTGCGTTTCACCAACGCGCCCACGATTCAAGATCAACAGCCCGATACGCACCCAATCTTCGGCACCGGCCATCAACGCGGTGTAGGTGCGCGGCGTGCCTTCCGGGTTCTGCAGCCAGACATAGGCATCCGACCCGCCCATGGGCTGCCACACCGCTGTGCTGAGGAACTTGGCGTAGGGCTGTTTGGTGGCGCGCTCCAGAATCAAGCCCAAAAGCTGGGTGTTGAAATTCCGGTACGCAAACGCCGTGCCCGGCGGCGCGATTTGCGGGCGCGTCAGCAGAATGTCGTCGGCGAACAGCCCCGCCAAGAACCGGTTGCTCTGGCTGAAGGCGCCGCCCTCGTTGCTGGTGGGTGCCAGGCCTGCGGCCATGCCCAGCACATCGCGCAGTTTGATCGCCCCGCGCGCATCGGCGCGCCACTCAGGGATGAACGCGCCCACCGGCGCATCAAGCCCGGCGATGTCGCCGCGCCCGATGGCCGCGCCGACCGCAAGCGCAGCCACTGACTTATGCATGGAGGCTGAATCCGGGCGGATGCGTGCGTCCAAACCCTTGCCGTAGTGCTCGATCACCAACGCGCCCTTCGACCACACCAGCAGCGCATAACTCTGCATCGTATCCGCGTAGGCCGTCACCTCGGCGAAATGCGGGGCGTAGGCGGTGATCTGCGGGTCGCGGGGCAGGGGCGTGGAGTTGGCCGCGCCTGAAACCTTGGCCAGCGGCGCATAAACCCGCGTGGCATCGGGCGCATCGACGGCGGTATCCACCGTCGTGATCCACCCCTTCTGGGCATAGCGCAGCATGTTCAGAGCGTACGGCCACTGCCAGGCGGTGAGGGCCGCCACAGCCAACACGGCACAAACCAGGGCCACGCCGATGCGTTTCATCGGCAGACAGTACCACATTTTTTCCGTTCACCCCAGCCACAAGGATGCATGCCATGGGCAAGCGTACCAGCAAGACCAAGAACGTCACCGAGAACACCTTCGCGCCCTGGGCGCAGAACTTCGCCCAGTCGAACATCAACTACACCGATGCGCTGACATCGGGCGTCATGAACCGCTTCGGCGGCGGCGGCCCGGACTCGTTCATCGCGCCGTTCTCGAAGGACACCGAGGACGCCTTCACCATGGCACGCGGGTTTGCCGGCGGCTCCACGCCCCATGACATCCGCGCCATCGCCGCCGATACCGGAGGTTACCGCGGCGTCGTGGCCCGCGAACTCGACGCCCGCTCGCCGCTCAACCAAGCCGTGGCGCGATCCATCGGCACATATCAAGGCCTTTCAAATCGCGCCGCACCGCAATTCGGCGCGCAAAGCTTCGATGCCACGCAAGTCGGCGCGGTGGGCGACGTTACGGCCCGCCAAGGTGTCGGGCTGATGAACGACTACTTGAACCCCTATATGCGCGATGTCGTGGATACATCGCTGGGCGACTATGACGTGGGTGTCGACCGCCAGGCCAATCAAAGTCGAGCGCGGCGCGATGCCGCCTCGGCCTTTGGCGACCGCGCGGCCTTGGCCGATGCGGTTTTCGCCGCCGACAGTAGTCGCGGGCGTGGATCGTTGGCGGCGGGCCTGCGCAGCGATGCGTTCAACACGGCCGCGGGCTTTGGTATGCAGGACGCCAATCGGTTTCTGGAGGCCGAGCGGACCAATCAACAAGTGGCGTTGCAGCGGGCCATGGAAAATGCGCGCCTGCAGCAGGCCGCCGCCGAAGCCAACGCCCAACTGCGTCGTCAGCACGAGTTGGATCTGCTCGGAGCAGGCCTGTCGAACGATCAGTTACGCATGTCGGCCGCTCAGGCCCAGCTGGCGACCGCGCAAGATCAGCAGGCCAGCCAGCTCAATCTTGCGCGCGGCTTGACCGGCCTTGCCCAGGACCAAGTGGGATTGCTGAACGAGGCGGATGCCGCCGAGCAGCGACGCATCGCGGCTCAAACGGCGGTGGGTCAGGCCATCGACGAGCGTAATCAAGCCGTGCAGCGCGAACCGCTTGATCTGTTGGAGTGGCGCGCGCGCATGCTGGGCCAGACGCCCTATCCGACGACCATGACCCAAACCGGCACGCAAAGAATGAGCGGCCTGGATGCGCTGACCAAGGGTATCGGTATTGCAAACACCCTGCGCTCATGGCGCTGAAACCATCCGGCATTCACACTTATGAGGATTTCACAATGACTCATCTTGCAAACAGCAAAAGCTATACTTTCAAGGACGGCCTAGCCTCGATGGCCGCGAAAGCCGTGGGCATCGACCCCGAACTGGCCGTGGCGGCGGGCGAAGGCGCGCGCCGTTCTCAACGCCATCCGAAAGGCCGCCAAGGCCCGCAGCCGCGCCGACCGCGACAGCTTCGTGCGTGAGGCCCAAGCCGCGATGAAATCCATCAGCCCCGCTAAGCACGGCAAGCTGGTGAACGCGCTTCAGGCGAAACTCCTCGCGTTGCAAGGCCGCGGCGGCGATACCGAAGTGGCGCACCTGACGCCGGGCGAGATCGTTCTGCCCCGGTCGTTGCAGACTCCGTCGTTGATGAAACAGATCGCGGAACTCGCGGCCCGGCAGGGCATCGACCCTCGCCGCCTGACCGTGGGGCACCAAGCGAACAGCGTGAACCCAAAAACGGGCACGCCGGAATTCCTCGAGGAAGTCGTCGTCAGGGGAACGCGAGGAGGCGGCTCGCGCAGCGGACTCGGGTGGGGTGCCACTTACGGCCTTTTCAGCAACCGGCTGGGCTATGATACCTCGGCGCAAAATCCTGGAGATCAATCCAGTAGCGCTGCTCCAGAAGACGACCCCAATATTCCCACCATTGATGTGCCGCAAGGTGGATTTCAAAAACTGCTGCAGGCTCCAGGTTATTCTTGGAACGGGGTTTATTTCACTGCCCCTGACGGTGCTAAGTTCAAGGCTATAGAGAACATCACCGTTATGACGGCGGTTTCGCGCTCAGGCGGGATCGATCCAACGACCTTGTCGCAAATTACGCGCGACATGAGATCCTACACTCAAGAAGAAATCGATTCAATCGGAAAGCAGATAAGCCATAGACTCGACAGCATTGCATCAAATCTGAAGGGGGCGTCGAATGAAGACTTACAGTGGGGATGGGCTCATGCGAACGTTACTAAAAAAGGGTTCGACATACCCTTCTTTGATCTGCTTGGTATTGCCTACAAGACAAGGCTTGGAAAAGGGGCAACGGCTGACAGCGCGTTCAAAGCTGGCGTTGATTATTACTCCGAAATAGAATCAAGAATAATGGAAGAAATTAGACTGAGGGTTTCTGATGGAAGATGGGGCGACCTTCGTGTTCCTGCTGACGGCGAAAATTAGGGCCTTGCTGGACATTCATTTTTGTCGATGAACTCATCCGCCGCCTTTTGCGGCGACCATTCCATCCATTCCAGCTTGTATTTATCGCGATCTGTTCCTACCCGTGCTTTGATGCCGTCAAAATGTTTAACCTGATTGTCGGGGTTCCTCCGGCTCGCTTCCAAACCCCAAAAGTAAGCGAGTTTCATGTCTTTCGGCAGGATTCTGCCTTCATGGTATGCCTTGGCCAGAATTTCCGCGCCGTGTGAGTAACCGCCTTTAGCCGTCTTGAAGAGCAGGTTCAACATTTCACAATCGTACGGTGAACCAACCGGCAGGTTGTCGAACTTAAACTCGTAAAACAAGGCCGCCAAGATTTGCGCCTCGCTGTCACTCTTATCCACAAAGGGTTTCAGATCGGCAATGCGCTTGTCGATGGCGCGAATCTCTGAATCCGTCAGCTTGCGGGGTTTCTGGTGTTTCTTAATCCCCGAAAGGGCCGAGGACACGAACTCCGCCATGTCGGCATTGATGCCGTCCATTATTCCCAGAAACCGCTTGTGATACTCTTCCACCACAACAGTCGTGGGCGTTGAGCTTGGAATCGTCTCGCTCCCCGCGACCTCGCGCGATTCTTGAAGTCCGAAGAATACAAGGCCGATCAGCAGAAATTTACGCATCACGCCCTCCAAATTCACCGATCGACGAGATTGAATCGCGAAATGAGCATATCGAATACTACCGGGATAATGGGCAAGAACAATCGTGAAAAAAATGAATGACGTGCTTCATATTGATCACAATTTCTTTCCTTCATCGCTGTGGGTTTTGCTGGGCGAGGCTGTTGCACTGTGCGGGCAACTCTCTGCGACCCTGATACCACCAAGAGCGGCGGATGAGTTGCAACGCTTTACTTTGATCAAGCTGTCACCTCCGCCGAGCAAGAATTCCCAACCTTACCCCGAGCAGGCGGCCGATAGACTTATCAAGGCATTTCATCAGGTTGTTAGATGTGCTGAAGAGCAGGGGCCGCGCCCCATCAAAACCGCCGATGTCATCGGCTACAATAAGTTGCTTCTGGAGGGCACTGCGTTCGATGTGCGCGCGGTTCCGGGGAAACTGCGCAGACACGATATTGTTTTTCACGGATACCGCGGCGCGCCTTGGCGCGAGTGCCCACTCTTGATCGACTCGCTTTGTGATTGGTTGAATGCCGATGAATATCTGTTGTGCGAATTGAGCCTTTTACCGGCCTCCATTCTCAAGGCAATGGTCGCGCATTTTTGGATGGTTCAGATTCACCCCTTTGGCGATGGGAACGGGCGCACAGCTCGATTGCTCGAAGCGCGGATCCTGATCGAAGGCGGAGTCCCCGTTTGTGCCGCTCACCTTTTGAGCAACCACTACAATGAAGATCGGGCAGGGTACTACCATAGCCTTGAAGTAGCGGCGATGAGCGGAGACATCGCTCCATTCATGCTGTTTGCTATGCAAGGGCTTGTGAGTGGCTTGGAACGACATTTGAACATAATCAGGCGGCATCGGTCCGGACGCCGACGGCGGTTCGCGCCTACTCCTCCAAAATCGAGCGCAGCATCCACGCCGTTTGCTCATGCACCGTCAGGCGCTGCGTGAGCAGGTCGGCGGTGGGCTCGTCGCCCGCCTGATCGACCAACGGCAGCACCTTGCGCGCGGTGCGGGCCACGGCTTCGTGGCCTTCCATCAAGGTGCGTACCATCGCCATGGCCTTGGGCGGCTTGGACGGCGCGTCCTTGATGGACGACAATTCGCTGAACTGTCCGTAGCTGCCTGGCGCGTCGTGACCAAGCGAGCGGATGCGTTCGGCGATGGGGTCAACCGCGGTCCACAACTCGCTGTACTGCGCCATGAACATGGTGTGCAGTGAGTTGAACATCGGGCCTTTCACGTTCCAGTGAAAGTTATGCGTGGTCAGATACAGCGTGTAGGTGTCGGCCAACAGATTGCTCAGGCCCTTGGCGATGGCCGCGCGGTCTTTCTTGTCGATGCCGATATCCATGGTCGGCGCATTCTTGCCCATCTTCGTACTCCTGCGTTCAAGGTTCGGATTCTAGATAGGCAATCCTATCCGACGTTTAAGCGCACGGGCCAGCGAGATTCGAACCAAAAACCCGACGTTATCGTGGTTTCGGTGCCTTTCCACTCATCAGGACAATAACCCATGACATCCGACGAACCACCGCCGGGCAAAGAGCCTTGGCACTTGGATAAGCGCGTCAATATTTCCGTCATCCTCGGTCTGGTGCTGCAAGCCGTGGTGTTCGGCGTTGCCTGGGGCAACGTCGAGAACCGCGTCACGCAGCTCGAAGCCGGCCGCGAACGGCTCGACAGCATCCCCGAGCGGCTTGCGGCCATTGAAGCGACGCTGCTGGCGATCAAGGAGCGGTTGGATCGAGGAGCGCGCCCATGAGCATCGCGCCTGAAGGATTGGCCCTCATCAAACAATTCGAGAGCTTGTCGCTTAATGCTTATCTGTGCCCGGCCGGAAAGTGGACCATCGGATACGGGCATACCGGACCTGAAGTCCACGCCGGTCAATCCGTGACGCTTGAGCAGGCCGAAGTACTGCTGCAGGTCGACGTGGCGCGCTTCGCGGCCTTCGTGAAGTTGAAGTGCCCCATCGCCACGGCCATGCAGTACGCCGCCATGGTGTGCCTGTGTTTCAACATCGGGACCGGAAACTTTCAGAGATCATCAGTTCTGCGCCTGCATAATGCGGGAGATGCGGCGGGCGCGGCGCGGGCTTTCGCGTTGTGGACCAAGGCCACGGGTGCGGACGGCAAGAAGCGCGAGCTGCGCGGGCTGGTGCGCCGCAGGGCCGCTGAAGCAGCCCTCTACCTTTCCGAGGATGGGCGGGACGATCCGCAGCGCACCCGCGCCGCCGACGTGAGCCCGGAGAAATCGCTGACGAAATCCCGCGTGATGATCGGTTCAAGCATCGGTGGCGCGGCGACGGTGTCCGCCGGGCTTTCTCAGGCCGTTGAGCAGATCGAGTGGATCAAGGACTTGATCGTGCCCCTGACTCCTTATCTGCCCTGGATGCACACCGCGTTCATCGTGCTTGGAGTCGCCGGAATCGCGCTTGCGATGATCGCCCGCTGGACCGACCGCAAGCATGGGAGGCTTTAATGCCGTGGAGCCTTTTCGCCAACAAATGGGTGCTGTGCGGCGCGGCGGTGAGCGCGATGGCCGCGGCGTTGTGGGTGCAAACAGCGCGGTTGAATACCGCGCGCACGGCACAGTCCGCCACGGCGCAAGTGGCCGCGCAATGGCGTGCCAACTTCGAGGCGATGGAAACCACCAACGCAGCGAATGTCGAGGCACTTGCGACGCTGCAGGCCGAGGCCGCGCGCATCGAGCAACTGGCTGACGCGGCGCGCGCGGCGAATGCGCGCCAAGCCAAAGACATCGAGGCCTTAAGAAGGAGATTGCGCCATGTTTCGCCGAGCGACGACGGCCCTGTGCGGCCTGTGCTGTGCGATAGCGTTAATGAGCTGCGCCGGCTCTCGGGCGAGCCCGGTTCCGCCTGTGGCGGTTGAAACGCGCGTCGTCGCGCCCGCCGTCCCCGGTGATCTGCTGACATGCGAGGTGCCGGCGCCGCAGCAGATCGCCATGGACTCCGACGTGGCGGACTACCTGGCGCATTTATATGCGGCCGCATCGGCCTGCGCACAAAAGCTCAAGGCAGTAAGCGAGATCGTGATGCCACCCAATTCTCACATTGAAAGGTAACAAGTCATGACCAAGAGCAGTCGGAGAAATAGTTATAGTTTCAAGGAAGGCCTGACCATGATGGCCGCCAATGCCGTCGGCATTGATCCATTTCTCGCGGCCGATGCGGGCGAGGGGGCCAAGGCTGCCATCAATGCAATCCGCCATGCAACTAAGGCCAAGAGCCCTGATGAACGCGCTGCGTTAATTCGCCAGGCGCAAACAGAGTTACGCAATATCAGTGCGGCAAAGCATCCCCAGATCGTCAATGCCATTCAAGCGCGCCTATTGGCTCTGCAAGGTCGTGGCGGCGACACAGAGATCGCACACGTCACGCCGGGTGAGGTCGTGATTCCCCGTCAGCTTCAAACACCGGAAATCATGAAGCGCATTGCAGAGACTGCCGAGCGGCAGGGTATCGATCCGCGACAGCTTACCGTTGGGCATTATTATAACAATATCAATCCGAACACAGGTGCAATGGAGTTCGTCAATATCTGTTCAGGAAACATTGGTGAGTGCGAGATCCGCGATCCAAGAATGGAGGAGATTGTTGTGAGGGCCTATTTGGATAGGCCTGGTGTGAATACCTTCGATCTTAACGGAGGTGGTGCGACTGTTGACATGAGTCCTCGGGGTAGCATCGGGCCAAGCTATGATGGCGGAGGCTTGTACCAGTTCAACGGAAACTATCCTTCTGACCCGAAATCACTCAATGCATCCGATACCGTAAAGCAATTTATTAGGCAAAAAGAAGGAGACCGGGATGATTGCTATCCTAGTCTGGAGGGAGGAACGATGACTTGTGGTATCGGGCACAAGTTGAAGGAGGGGGAGCAGTGGAATCCCGCTCAGAAGGAACCTACGTTCGCAGAAGATATTGCCGAAGCCGAGGGCCGTGTTCGTCGACTGGTGACTGTTCCCTTAACGCAACCGCAGTTTGATGCTCTGGTCTCTCTGGCGTATAGTACGCGCGAAAAACCTGCTCAGGGCGTGCCGGGCAGTGTCGGGTGGTCGAACTCCAAAATGCTGCAGCAGTTAAATGCAGGGAATTATTCTGCTGCGGCAAGGGAATTTCTTGACTGGACGGGCGGAGGGCTGCCTGGGCTTGTCCAACGCCGTGCAGATGAGTATCAGTGGTTTGGGTTGGGTACAAATCAAGAGGGGAACTAAGTCTTCAGTGACAACGACAACTTATGATATAGTTTTCGTATAGGGAGGCTGACCATGAGTCGCATTGGCCTTATCGCAGCTTTACTAGTTTGCATCGTAGGCTCACTACATGCGGCTGATGTGGATCCGCTTCTGGACCGTGATCAAGTGTGCAGCGGACCAGCGAGCACCCCAATTTGCGCGGTCAAAACTTGGCTGAGTTGTTACACAGTGCGTTCAAAAGACTGCGCGCTGGTAGGCGTCAAGCGCGCCGCTCCTGCTCTTCATGAAGATATTTTCAATACGAAAGGCCCATTCCTTAAGGGGAGGCCTAGCGAAGACCCCTGGACATTGTCCTGGGACCGAATTGGGCCGTTCATGTATAAAGGCAAAGTAGCGGTACACTACGCCCGTAAAGTAGAGCCTGAAAGATTTAAGGCCAATCCGCCAATATCAGACGATTTTATCGGCACACACGAAGTGGTGCTGATTCTCTTCCCTTATGAGCTCGTCGACGTCGAGGAGTCTGTATTCCTTAAAAAGGACGGCGACGTTTGGCGCGTGACATCTTTTCATGAACGCAGTGTCCGCAACAATCATGCCTGTGTTTGTGATCCCTACACCGATCCGCCGAATTATTCGGCTATAAATTTCTGCAAAGGCTATGCGCCGAAATGCGAGTTATTCGCCATGGGTATCAGGCCATACCCGCTTTACCGAAAAGGAATTAACGGAGAGTGGGTGGAAATCCATTAG